CAGGCGGAGTCTGATACTCGAGAAGTTTATGATCTGCCACCACCGGACCTTTTGGTCCCTAATGTTCACACTATGTGTTTGACTGATGCTTCGGAGAAAGCTACAGTTGAGAACCCACTTAGTGATGAACACCCCCCCTTGTACGGCACGTACCCAAACCCCCTTTTAGTTGATTCTATTTTAGAGTTTACTTATGTTCCTGAAACTAATCGTCTAACCCTTCTTTTTGATCGTATTCCTCGTGAGTGCATTCAAGAATTTTTAGAGCCCTTGACCCCAGTTAAGAAGGTTCATAATCGAACATGGTGTGGGAAGAAGAAGAAAATGAAATTATCTCAGCATCACTTCCTTCGGATTCCAAAGAAACCACCTTTCTTACCAAATACCCTGCATTTGTGGGCATCTTGGTATGAAACATTTAGTAACCCAATTCATGTACCCACTCCTAAGAGTGCTTCACGTAAATTAGTTAAGTTAGTTACTTCTTTTAATAAGGAGAAAAATAATCGTAAAGTTTGTGTTAAGCGTAATAAACGTTTGAAGAAATTAGGTCGAACCAGTGGCTTTAGGCGTTCTGGTTCAGGGTTTCATGATAAGGTGATTTTGGGGAAAGTCTATCATCGTTTTATATATGATGATGCTTTTCATGTTCAAACACCTGGCTGGTATACTGATTACTACTCGAAAGCCTTCAAGTGGTATAAGGATCAGCTTGGTGATGTTAATTTGTATATTTACCGTATGTTAGAAGGAGTAGTTAGTTTGGAAAGATCTGATTACTATTGGAGTCATATTCCAGTGCATGATTTTTACACTAATCCTGCTTACGTGGATTATGACGTTTTCTATGATGATGAAGAAAATTTTTTAAAATCAGAGTTTTACTCTCAGGTTAATCACCTTGATGATATTGAATCTTTGGATGATTTTGAAGTACATAGTGGCGTATTAGATGCCTTACTTAATGTTAGTGAAAGTAGTAGTCCATATTTAGTTGTAGAACCAATTACGGATTTGGGTAGTTATGAGAATGATATAGTTGACGGCTATTGGTACAATGGTGTATTTTGGGACGAGTCCCATTACAAACAGTGCCAAAGTTTTGGTCTAGTTTATCCTTGTTTTTCTACCTATTTTCCGCAGTTGCAGTATTTCCTCATTTTTTGGAGTACTTATTTTTTGTTTACTTGTGTTCAGTTTTTAGTTCCTTGTGTTTTGTCATTTTTCTTAACCATTCAAATTATAAAATGGTTGAGACGTCACATGCACGTTCGGCAACCCCAAGTGGCGCCGGATTTTCATGTACATAGCGGAAACGCTACGGATTTTAATGTTACTAATGAGCAACAAGATGATTCTGGTGCTCCAGAGGTACACATTCATTTTAAGCCGCAGAAAACTTGGATGGATTTCATTTATGAATTTCTCCTAGGTTATTTCTTGGCTAGATTGTGTACTTGGTGTATTTTGAATTGTCCTGATCCAGTTTACTATTACGACTTGACGAAAGATCGTATGGCAGTTTGTTGCAATTATACTAAGAACCGTGTAATTACTTGTTTTGAGTATACGAAAGGCCGTATGGCCGCATGTTGTTCTTTTTTTACGACCTCTTATACATTATGGAGGTATACACGACGGGCTAATAGGGTTTGTGTTAAAGTTACTAATGACTTAAGTAGGTGGAAAGTGGCACTTCAGAGTTTAGATTTTGAAACGCTAAATGATACTGATATTAAGCATATGATGGAACTCAAAGCTATTATGCATATTTTGTACCACCTTTATAGTGGTAATAGAGCCGGTGTAGTTGAATGGTCAAGTAACTTCGCAGTTACTAGACCAGCTTTGATTAAACGGCTTTTAGCGGTGCCTTATGATGCTGTAGCAACTAGTTTTGCTAAGCCAGTTGCCAGTGTTAATTTACAAGGCAACGAAGTGGAAGTTGATAATGATGCTTGGAGAGACATTGTTGATGCCTTCGATGCGAATCCTGATACGGACTACATCCAAGATGTCAATTTGGGTTTTACCACTATGTCAGGCAATGGTCTTGTTAATTTGTTGGTTTCAGTTTGTTCTAAATTAACTATTGATGGTATTTCCGACAAAGATGTTAAGATAGCTAATAATCAGTTTGCTTTCATTAAACATGCTAAACATTCCACTGAGGACGTTTTAGATGGAGCCAAATCCATCATTTCTGTTCTTGGAAGGGTTATTTTTAATATTGACCCATTAGATTTAGATTATCAGCAGTTTGTTAGTAAAATAGTTGATACTATTGAGTATACTCGTGGCGTGGCTTTGTTTTCGCAAGATATGATTAATTCTAAAGAATTTATGATGCAAATTCGTGAAGCTTATAGAGAGTCATCACTTTTGCATATAAATCCACGCATGAACACTATACCTAAGTATTTACAAGTGGCGTTTAGTACTTCACATAAGAAATTGGGTGATTTGGCAGCAGAAGCCTATGCACGTTTAAAAGGTGCACAAAAGCGAGCAGAACCTACAATGATTTTGTTCACTGGTCCCCCTAATGTTGGTAAAAGTGCTATGATTATTCATGCTATGGAAGCAATTTCACATATAAAAGGAAATGAGTACACTTTTACCGAAACTTACTCAGTTTCTGCAAGTAGTGAATATTGGGAAGGTTACAATCAACAACCTTATGTTGTTATTGATGACCTTTGGAAGTCAGAAAATATGGATGATCGGAAAATGCAATCTTGTAATATTATTGATATGATTAATACGGTGGCTTATCCACTGAATATGGCTTTTGAAGGCAAAGGAGTTACATTCTTTGATTCAGAATACGTTTTTGCGTCTACTAATATAGCAGATGATGGTATAGCTTTAGCTAAATTTCAGATTGGTGTTACAAAACCAGCTGCAGTTATTAGAAGGTGCCATATAGTGTTGCACCGAGATTTTCCAATAGAAGATGATTTGCAGGACAATACCTATAGGGTAGATGCATGTCCTCTACCAGAATATGTTGGGCGCATTTTACACCCTCCAGATGTGGTACGGATGCTTTTAGCAGTTCGTGCACATCAGTTGGCAGTGAACAGAACTTTTTCCTATACCAAGGACAGAATGAATGAGATTTATGGTATGGTCCCCCACTCTTTAAAGTGGTCTAATTGTGAACCACTTGATCTTTTTATGAAGTGTGTAAAGTTGAATCTTTATACATGGTATGATACACCTTCGTACCCATATCTAATTGCTTTGTTTGCTGTTATTTTGGGTGCTGGTTGTGCTTTACCAGTTTATGATAAGCTTTTTCCTAGTATGACCTTACACTCTGAGCCACAAAAGTGGAAAGAGAGTAGATTAGGACATTCCAGAAATGCTCGTAGGGCTAATTGGAAAGGTACTCGTAGAGATATGTCACATCCTGAAGATGTCACCTGTCTCAACAATCGCGCAGCTTTTCGCGCTAGTTCTAATGAACATGGTTTCATCCAATCCCTTACTAATAAAGTACACAAGTGCATGTTACACTTAGGTGCTAGGGGTTGGGATAGTAAAGAACGTAATAAATTCCTTGATGGAGGCACTTGTTTAGCCACCCACATTAGAGATGGTGTGGTAATGACTTGTGCCCATTGGTTTCTTACGTATATTGATATGCCGTGTGTAGAGATGATTGTTAATAACCAGGGAAGAACTTATGTTGTTGACTTTCCAAAAGAAGATTGCAATTTTCTACGTGTTGAAGATGCCGATTTGGTTGTTTTTATTCTTGATAAGAGGGTGCCACGACCACCGTCAGCTTTGAAATATATAGTTGAGCAGGAACACACCTGTGATATTACTGCTGGAATGACCCTAACAATGTTGAAAGTGACAGATGATGGGGAAGCAGTTTTGAGGAAGGTGCACAAAGCACCTTATTCCGAAACTATTCGCTATAAAGAAGTAGGAGAGATTTTTGTTGTTTATGAACCAATTGGTTATTTTGACAAAACTTCTCCTGGTGATTCTGGCGCTCTTTTGATTTTGGAAGGTCCTCAAGGTCGTCCTACTATTGTTGGTGTCCATGTTGGTCACAAAAATATGACAGCAGTTAAGGACATTAGTATTTCCTTGCCTATCACTTTGGAAGATATTGATTCTGTTGTTAACGAACTTTTTGGCTATTTGACAGAAGAAGATGGTAATTTTGCAACTCATGCTGACGATTTATCAGTCAAACCTTGGGTTAAGGGAGATGTGGATACAATTCCTTTCCCTTTGGAAGTGTTATACCGTGTTCCTTTGCATTTAGCTCACTTTCCTCCTGGCAATACTAAAATTAAACAAAGTTACATTCATTCATGGAATGGTGATCCAGTGAGTATTCCAGCTTATTTACATCCAGTGACTATCAATGGAGTTTACGTGCATCCTTTGCATCAAGCTCTTATGAAAATGCGTCAAACCGTGTTTCCTGGGTTTGAATTTGCGCCTCATGTTATGGAGTATTTGCAAAATATTTACCCACGGAATCTTAAACCTGGGTACGTTCTTACTTTACAAGAGAGTTTACAAGGTGTGCCACAATTACGCATACCTAGCATTCATGCTGGCACTTCTCCTGGTTATCCTTTTTCTTTGAAGAAAGGTAAGGGCAAAGCACCATATGTTGTTCGAGAGAATGACGTTTTGGTTTATGACCCTGCCTTCCTTAAGGAGTTAACTGAAACTTTGGAAAATGTTAAGAAAGGAATTGATATTCCGGTGCTTTGGGCTGATTATTTGAAGGATGAAACAAGACCAGTGGATAAGGTTAGACTTGGTAAAACTCGTCTCATTTCTGCTAGTCCTTTGGATTACCTCATTCTCGTTAGAATGTATTTTGCTGACTTTATAGCTTATGTTCAAACAACCCCTTGTACTAAACCAGTTGCAGTTGGTATTAATTACCACAGTATTGATTGGTCGATATTACATTCACGACTTAAACGTACTAATAAATCTGTCATTTCTGGTGATTTCCAGAATTTCGATGGAAATTTCCCTCAGTTTGTGGGACATTTCTTCCTGAAGTTTGTTAATTGGTGGTATGATGATGGTGAGGATAATGCAGCAGTTAGAAGGATCTTAATGGAACCAATATTTAGAGCAAAACACATTATTAAAGATATGGTTTATCAAACTGAAGGTAGCCACCCATCAGGTGAAGCACTGACAGCAGTTTATAACTCCTTTGGAGTAGTGATTTCAACTTATGTGGTTTGTGTTGAGGACTTACATCTTCACACTGATCAGTTTGAAATGACTTGTTATGGTGACGATAATATCACCACTATTGACAAGCCTGGAATTAGATGTTCAGATTTTGCACCACACTATCTTCGGCGATTTGGTATGACTTACACCCACTTTTCTAAAAAGGAAAGTGCTGCTTATGATACGTTGAAAGATGTTCGCTATTTGGGTAGACTTTTTGTTGATGGCAAATATGCCCCTTTGGATATAAATGTTGTTGTTGAGTCTACTTATTGGCGTAAAGGTGATGGTGATAAAGAAAGTATTATGATGTCAACTATTGAGTCGTTTTTCTGGGAAATGTCCCATTTTAAGCAAAATGTTTTTGAAGCGTTTTGTGATAAACTTGAGGCAGCTGTTCTTGTTAAGGCCAAACACCTGTATGAAGCAGTTAGAGAGAAACGTAAACCTTGGCATTATTATGAGACCAGGAAGTATAATCCACAACCTGGTGAAGAATATAAACCGTACTACTGTAAAGAAGTGTATGGAGATTTTGAGTGTCATTCTGGCAAAGCCCAAACCTCCCAAAATTACGTTGATGAAACGCGAAATGAGGATATGACTGGGCGTGGTGAAATTAATGTTTTGCCCACACAACAAGGCCAGATTGGTGATGTGCACGACGCTGGTCCTATTATGGAATCAGCCGTGGACTCTACAATAATTCAAAAAGTGCATGAGGATTTCAATATGGAAGTTTATGACTTGAACGGTGCTTTAAATCGCACATACTTGTTGAACTCTTTTTCATGGTTGTCCTCTCAGGCTTCTAATACTGTTATTGGCACCATAGACTTTCCTGAAGTTTTATTTAATCAAAGCTTTATTGCTGATAAACTTAAAGACTTCAGGTTTTTCCGTGGTGGTATCAGATTATCTATTCGTGTGAATACCAATAAATTTTTGTATGGTATGATTATGGTTGATTATGTTCCTGTTCCTACTTTGGACGCTTATCCAGCTGGCAGTATTTATACAGCTTCAGGTTCTCCACACGTGTTGGTTTCAGCAAGTGCTGGAGAAGCTGTTGTTTTTGATGTGCCCTTTATTTCACCTTATCGTGCTTTGGAAATTTCCAGCTTTGTAACTGCAGAAATGGGTCGCTTTTCAATTAGAGTGCTTAATGCAGTTACTAATATGCAAGGTGATGCTGTTAATGCTGATATTTTGGTTACGGCACAGTTTATTGATTCACAAGTGATGTTGCCCCACGCAGTTCAAGATTTGACTGTTGGTCTTTACCATTATAGTAAGGGAAGATTTGTGTCCATTGATGACACCTTCACTACTCACAGTGGTAAGAGTGAGATGCGTAATAAATCTAGGCAAGGAACAGTTAGTGGTGCTCTAGAATCTAAGTCTACTGGCACTGGTTCCGTAAAATCAACATCATTGGTTAAACAATATGCTGACACATTTAGTGCTTATGCAGCTCCAGTTATTTCTATGCTGGGCTTGCTGGGTTTGTCGAAACCAACCACTGAAAATATTACTACTGTTATGAAAGTGAATCCTTTTAGTGATTTGACCTATGGTAAAGGTATTGATTTGAGTGGTAAGTTGGCAATGGACCCAGAAAATGGGATTTCCACAGAACCTATTGTAGGTGGAATTAGTGGAGATGAGATGAACTTTAAGAAATTACTAGGAACCCCACAATTAGTTAGTATTGTTTCTATGCTTGAGGCCACAACCCCTGCCCAAATTGCTTTTATGGGACCTTATGATTATCAACCCTGTTTTGTTGATACAATTACTAGGCAGTTTGCTTTTTGGCAGGGTTCTTATAAGTTGAAAATGTATATTGTTGCTTCACAGTTTCACACAGTTAAAGGTGTTTTCTGGTTAACAGATGATGCTGATACAGGGTCAAATTGGGAAGCTTGTTATTATAATATAGTCGATATTCAAGGTGATACAGAAGTTGAATTTACTATGCCATACTGTCCTAAACAGGTGGCTTCTACTACTATTGCTGGTACAAATTTTGGCGTTTGGTTCAAGATTCTTGCTTGGTCAACCCCCAATCCAGCAATTTCTACACCTATTCATATAAACACATATAAGGCAGCTGCTTCAGATTTTGAGTTAGCATGCCTGATGGACACTAGTTTTGTACCTAGTCATAATCCGCGTGCAGATTTTGCCGTTGACTTTCCCCCGTTCCACGATTCAATGAGTGGATATACGGTTAGTGGGCTGCTCTTTGGTGAAAAATACACTACTTTGAGAGAAGTGATCCACAGATATGCAGGTTATACTAATGTTGCTGCTATTGATCAACCAATCTATCAGGGAGTTTATTCAGCTCCGTGTTATAGGGGTATTGAAATGTGGGGTCTCTTTTTCCGTTTTTGGAGAGGCTCAATACGATTTAAATATTTACAGAGGGATAATAAGTATACGCAATGTTGCGTTCTTAAAAATCCGGCTGGAGGGGGTAATAATGTTGTCGGCACATATATGTCCTTCCCTGGTAATCCCGTCATAGATGTTGAAGTGCCCTATTATAATGCGGGCCTGTATCAACACACTACACAAAATTCTCTACTGACAATGGTTGTTAGTCAGAAAAGTCCAATGTATATGTTTAAAGCCGGTGGAGATGATTTTTCGTTTCACTTCATCCGCTCTTTTCCAGCTGGTACCTTCTTTGGTACAGTTGCTGGTATGGGAAACACAGGGTTGATCACTTATTTGAATGGTGCAACTACGTGAATAATCCACAAAAATTTAAAAACGAAACAAATGCGAATTTAGTAAATTTCGGAACCATTCGCATTCCAAACAAAACGAAACACACATGTCGTATTAGTAAGTACTAGTTACTGAATTTGCACGTGTGCCTCATCTATCCGAAATGTCTTACACACTACTTGTTGCTTGTGACTCTTATAGTCCTTTAATGTGAATTAGCTAGCGTGTCAAATTGGGTTTAAATAAACCGGCTGATCAATCCGCAACCGCTTTTACTTTAATACTTCCTTTTAGGTTACTTAAAGTTACCCCGATGTCGG